AAGAAAAGAGGGCTAAATTCTCCAGATTTTGCAGATGCGGTTGCGTCGACGTTCTTTTCTTACTACCGGCAGAACATATCATCCAAGTCCGTGAGTTTCGCTAGCAAGGGGTTTTCAGCATGGGATTAGGGTTGGAGCCGTCAATGGTCGGTCGTGGCGACACGCCTATTCGCTTTGTTCCGAACGCCGAGATTGCAGAGTTAGAGCGCAAACAGGCCGAATTAAGGCAGGAAACCCCAAAGATTACCGGACTAGCGGCATATCTAAAGAAACAGTGGCAAGCGGCTCAAACGGCTAAAGAACCGATACAGGAAGAGCTTCTCAAGGCTCAGCGGCAGCGCAATGGTCGTTATGACGATGACAAGCTGGCTCAGATCAAGAAACAAGGTGGCACTCAGATTTTCATGATGTTGACCGCCGCTAAATGTCGTGCGGCATCTTCATGGATCAAAGATATTCTGCTAAACAATCAAGATGATGTTTGGTGCGTTCGTCCTACAGAGATCCCTGAGTTATCCCAGGAAGTGACCTTTCAGATTCAGGAGGATGTTTACAGGGAAGCTATGCGCCAGGCTGATGCGGTGATCATGGCTGATGGTGTAATAACGGAGCAAGAGTTATTGAGCATCCGTGAATGGTTGGCAGGGACGATGGAGGAATTGCTTGAAAGGGCATTGCAGGAAGAAAAGGATTTTGCAGAAGAAACAGCCGACAAGATGCGAGACAAGATTAGGGACCAGCTTGCGGAAGGTGGATTTCAAAAAGCCCTGAGCGAGTTCATTGAAGATGTTGTAGAATACAAGGCCGGTTTCCTGAAAGGCCCGATTACTCGTAAGCGTAAAAGAGTCAACTGGACTCAGACCATTAACGGTTATGAACCTGTAGAGACTGAAGAAATCCAGATCGAGTTCGAGCGTCGTTCACCGTTCGACATCTATCCTCTGGCTGATACTGTAGATATCCAGGATGGAGGGTTCTTTGACCGCGTCAAGTTAAGCGTATCTGATTTAAACTCCATGAAGGGGGTCGATGGATATGACGACGAAGCCATTAATGCTGTGATCAAGGCTCATGGCAGAGGTGGTTTAAGGGAGTGGTTATCCCATGACAACGAGAGAGCGGATAACGAGGATCGGCCCTATGAATATCTAAACAGTTCCGGTTCAATCGAGGCATTAGAGTTCTACGGGCAAGTGCCTGGTTTTGTTTTGATTGAGCAGGGCTGGGATGACATAGAGGATGAACATCAATCGTATGAGATTAACGCCTTGATGATTGGTCGATGGGTGGTGATGTCGGCATTGAATCCAAACCCATTGAATCATCGGCCGTATGGTAAGGCGTGTTATGAGAATGTTCCCGGTTCATTTTGGGGGCGTGGAGTCCCTGAACTCATGGAAGATATCCAGCAGATATGCAATTCTACTGCGCGCGCCTTAGTCAACAACATGTCGGTGGCATCCGGTCCCCAGGTGGCGGTCAATGACATTAACCGGATTCCTCAAAGTGAAGAGATTACCGCGCTCTATCCGTGGAAAATATGGCAGTTCACTCCCGATATTCAGGGCAACGGACAAAGGCCTATCGATTTTTTCCAGCCTAGCATGATGAGTGCAGAGCTTTTAAAGGTTTACGACTATTTCTCGGACTTGGCTGATGATTATACTGGGATACCGGCTTATGTTCAGGGCAGCGACGACGCTAAAGGTGCGGGTAGAACAGCTTCAGGCTTATCCATGATCATGACTCATGCGTCAAGGGGCATCAAGGGTGTGATATCGAACATGGACGAGGGGGTTATCAAGCCGCTGATTACAAATATCTATAACTACAACATGCTCTATGATGAGGATGAATCTATCAAGGGGGATGTTGAAATCGTTCCTATGGGCGCGTTACATCTATTCAACAAAGAGCAGGCCCAGGTAAGGCGCAACGAGTTCCTGATGGCTACCAACAACCCTGTCGATTTGCAGATTGTAGGAATGAAGGGAAGAGCTAATCTGTTGAGGGAGGTGGCTAAAACGCTGGACATGCCGGGGCATGATATTGTTCCAGATGAGCAGGAAATCGAGATGCAGGAACAGCAGATGGCGCAGCAGAGGATGATTGAACAACAATCTTTGGATGCGGCGGGGAATCCTGTCGCCGGACAGGACACTAATTTATTTTAACGAGGTATATCATGGCTTGGAGAGAAGATGCCGTATTCGGCAATGTAGAAATCGAGGGTACATTAACGCAAACTGGCGCGGGTGCGGTTACTGGTTTGTCAACGCTTACGGGTGGCGCCGCCATACCGGACGATACCACGCTGGCATTTGGAACCGGCACTGATGGAACAATTGAATATGACGAGGATGGTACTGATCAAATTCGAGTAGCGGGTGCTAATTGGGTAATGCCTGGTGTGCAGTTTACCCCTTACGCGGCTACTGCTACAGCGGACGGCCTAACGACCGGCTTAATCCCGTTGGGTACTTCGTTTGTTAGTGTTACGTCAGCGAGTGCGGATAACATTGTTACGCTACCGGCTGGTACGGCGGGTCAAGTGATCAAGGCATGGGTAGGTGCTAACGGTTGTGAGGTTAGAACTCCTGCATCGAGTGGGGCGACTATTAACGGCGTTGATTCTGACGGAACAAACGAGGCGGCTATCCCGGCAACGTCAATGTTCACGGCAACCTGTGTTGCTACAGATACCTGGCTGCTGGAAGCGGTTACTGAACTGGGTGCGGTAATAACGGCAATTGTTCCTGATGCAGCTTAATGTAACCGTAATTTCATTCCCTGATGGATCCAGTAAATGGATGCTAAAGGGAACAGATGTAAGTGACGTGATTACCGACTGGAAAGAATCGCTAACAGAGCAAAGACTAAAACAGCTTGCGAATTGCGCTTTTACCGTTGGGGAGGTGATTATGCCTGAGAGTGATTTTCACCAATTACCTGAGCGTCAAAGATATAGGGAGAAAGTTATTCTTTCATGATTCATCCTGATAAACAGGTTTTACAGGCTTTATCGAGACTGGTTCACCAAGACGACTACAAAACCGTGAGAACATGGCTGGAGTCCGAGTTGACCAACATCTCAAGAAACAATGATTCACAGTTAGACGAGGTTTTATTGCGCCGGGGTCAGGGCGCAGCATTGCTGTTGAGGGAGTTCCTCAAAGTACAAGACGATGCAGAAGAGACATTGACCAAAATCCGCGATAACGCGAAGTGAAAACCGCAACAGGCTCACTATAGGAGTGATAAATGGCAATACCAAGAGCAGTACAAGAACAGGCTGACAAAGCAGACGAATACCTGAAAGGTCTTGAGAATCCTGTTGAAGAACAGGAAGAAGAGACAGAAGAAGATGAGTTTGTCGAGTCAAAACCTGTGGTTGACTGGGAACATAAGTTCAGAGTGCTACAAGGAAAATACGATGCAGAAGTGCCGCGTCTTAATCAGGAACTTAGGGAAATCAAAGACAGGCTAAACCAAGCCGACCAGCAGCGACAGCAGCAGGCAGAGCAGAATTTAAGACCGAATTTTGATGAACTGAGGGATGTTGAGAGCGACGAAGTTGTTAATGCTTTCCAGAAACAGCAAGAGATTATAGACAAGCAAAATCAGATTATATCCGATTTACGCAACCGTGTTGACGCGCTAGGAGATAACACCGCGCAGTCATCCGAAAGATTGTTCTATTCCACTCTTGCGCAAATAGTACCGGACTGGGCTACAGTTAACCAAGATTCCAGGTTTCTTGCCTGGTTGGGGGATATAGATCCCTATACCGGCGTTACTCGTCAACAATTATTGGCGAACGCTGCAAGTAACCTAGATGCTCAACGGGCTGCTTTCTTTTTTACGTCATGGAAAGAAACGGTAAAGAAGAAGTCACCTCAGGTTTCCCCTAAAACGCAAGGGTCATCAGATATGCCGGTGCAGAGTAAAACCTATACAGCGGCAGAAATAAAGAAATTCTATGATGACATAACGAAGGGGAAATATAGACATAATCCCGAAGAAAGGAAGGCAAGGGAGGATGAATACAATCGAGCGCAGAGGGAGGGACGTATAACCCCCTAAACCTGCCTATTTTCACGTCGTGATGACGATATATTCCCATTGATGGAGTTTTTACAATGAGTTATTCAGTAGCGAGCGGATTTCCGCAACAAGCAGGGATCATGATTCCAGAAATCTGGAGTTCCAAGATCCTGTTAAAGTTTTATGATTCAACTGTATTTGGTTCAATAGCCAATACGGATTATGAGGGTGAGATTAAGAATCAGGGCGAT